TGTTGGTTATTACGGAAACCCTAATGCGTATACGCTTACAACTTTACCTGCAAGTGATGGTCAAGTACCTGTTATTCGTGTTGATACATCTCTAGCTAATGCTTACAAAGCACAGATAAGTTACCCTACTTCTTTTAGTTCAAGTCCAAGTTTAGGTGACTCTGTTACATGGACAGGAACAGTTGCATATGCTTCTGGAAGTGTTTCTGGTATGAGTGCTTATCAAGCAGCCAGTACAACCGCAGATGGCGGTGCAATGAGAACTTATAATTTAACACTAGCAGGTACAACTTGGTTTAATGTTACTTCAGTTGCTACCTACGGTGGTGGTTCACAAAAAGCATTTCCTGGTGGTTCATATTCAGCAGTTGTAGTAGCAGAATGTATCGCCCAGTAATACTGTGGTTGTTGCTATGTGGTAGTGTAGCAGCACATGATATGACACCCACTTACCCTAAGTGGAAAATGTCGTTTATACCAACTGCTAAAATGACTACAATGAAAGTGTTTAATAAAAGAGCAGATGTACAATGGTATCAGATAGGGGTTTTTGATAAAGAATTTAAACCGATACCTTTTGTAACTAGATATAAAATACTTAGAATTAAGTACTTAAGTCATGTAAAGTTTGATATATACATAAATGATGACAATGTTAAAAAAGCAGAATATGTGTGTACTACATCAAAACTTAGAGGCAATGATGACTTTAAACCTATTGTAGAGTCTAGGATATGTTCGAGGTTTAAGTGAAACGGTTATTAATTTTGTTGTTGTTAACGACACAAACAGTAGCAGACAGCAACTCAATGAGTTTTTCTTTACCAAGTATTAGTTCAGTAAGTGGTTCAGATAGTATTAGGGCAGGTGATTTAGATTGTAAAAACGCTATAGGTGGTAGTACTAACTTTGAAATAGGAATGACAGGTGTAATTAACAATGCTGTTGTGCCAATTATAGGAAAAAAAGATAATTTAAACCCAGAAACAAAAGATATTGGACTGTATGCGAGGATAATTATTCCTTTAGATGGTCCAAAAGAAAGAATAAACTGTAATACTTTGTACCAATTAGAGTTACAACGCAGAAGATTAGAGGTAGAAAGACTCAAACAAGAGATAGAATACCTAAAAATGATACAAAATGAAGGTGCATTTAATAACTAATGGCAGACTTAGAGGACATTGTAAGGCAAGGCGAAGGACTTAAAGATAGAAAGTTAAGGATTTTTGGTATAAAATTAAGTGGTGCGAGTATAGTTGGAGCATTAGCCTTTATTTCAACGATTGTTGGTACGCTGTACGGTGGCTTTCTTATGTACCAGAAAGTCGAAGGAATCGCAAATTTGGACTTAGACGCTATAGCTGGACAAATGTCAAAGACTTCAGCAGATGTTATAAGAATAGAAGAACATGCTAACGCAATTAAGATAGAATTAAAGAAAGATATGACCGATTTGCGTAATGCACAATGGAACTTAGAGTCAAAAGTTGATGGTAAACTACAGTCAGTAGATACAAAACTTACTAGCTACGATACAAAGTTAGATAGATTCGAATTAAAAGTAGAAAAGACTAAGATAGATATGGAAAACAGAATACAAGAGTCTTTAGATAACCCACTAGCAAACTAGGAGTATATATGTACGGAAAAAAACCAGCAAAGAAAAAGACACCAATGAAACGCAAGAGTAAAAAATACTAATATGAAAGGCGTAAAACATTTTAAAAGAGATGGAACATTGTATACAGGTAATACTCATAAAATGCCTAATGGTACTTTACATTCAAACAAATCACACACAAAAACAAGTGTTAAATTGTTTCATCTTAAAGAATTAAGTAAAAAAGCACAACTTAAAGCTAAAGGTAAATAATGGCTAAAGATTCAAGACTAGCTAGGGCAGGTGTATCTGGGTTTAATAAACCAAAGCGTACACCTAATCACAAAACTAAAAGTCATGTAGTTGTAGCTAAAGAAGGTAGTAAAATAAAAACTATTAGATTTGGTCAACAAGGAGTTACTGGTGATAGAAAAACAACTCCACGCTCTAAATCATTTAAAGCTAGGCATGGTAAAAACATAGCAAAAGGCAAGATGAGTGCTGCTTTTTGGTCTAACAAGGTGAAATGGTAATGGCTAAACGAGGACTATACGCAAACATTAATGCTAGAAAAAAAGCTGGTACAAGTAGAAGTAAAAAGAAATCTACTATTAGCAAAAAAGCCTATGCAAAAATGAAAAAGGGGTTTAAAAAGTGATTGAAGATAATAGAATACAGTTACAATTAGACAAACATTCTGGTCAGATAGCTAAGTTATTTAGTAAAATTGATGACACTAACGAAAAAATACAAAAAATATTTCATATATTAAATCAGATTAGATACTTTGTATTAGGTGGTGTTGCTTATTTTGTAGCGTCAGAAGTAGGCATGTTTAACCTACTGAAGTTGGTAGCATGATAGGATTTCTAACAAACATAGCACCAATAGCTTTAGGATTTATTGGCAAATTGTTTGCTTTAAAGAGTCAAGCAGCACAAGAACAACAAAAATTAATGATACAGAATCTACAAGTTCGTAACGATTCTATTAATCAAGCAAGAGAAATGGCAACCAAAGAAAGTCCAATGGCTGCTATGAACAGAAGAATTATAATATTAACTATATTAGCCCTAGTTATATTTACACAGGTAGCCCCTGTGTTTTGGGATGTGCCTACAGTTATACCAACTGTTATAGAGGGTGCTAGTATATTAGGATTTCAATTGACACCAGATGTAGTAGAATATGTTACTGTAGAAGGGATGTTGAAGTTTGATGAAATATTTAGATGGGCAACAATGATAATCGAATTCTACTTTGGAGCACAATTAGCAAAAGGTAGGTAGTAATGAAAAGGGCGATAGTTATACCCGACCAGCATTTTCCGATACATGATGAAAGTGCAGTCAAAGTTGTACTAAAAGCGATAGATTTTGTAAAGCCAGATATATTTATTAATCTGGGTGATGTTGGAGAGTGGAGTTCTGTGTCTGGACATAGATACAAAAGACGCAAACGACCACCACTAGAGTACCAATTGCCAGAAATAGATAAAGAAATTAAAGAGGTCAATAAACAAATTGATAGGTTTGACAAAGCATTAGATAAAGTTAAGTGTAATACTCGACATATTCTTGCTGGTAATCATGACGAATGGCTAGATGCGTTTGTAGAAGAGAATCCATACTTAGACCAGTACACTTTTAGAAATGCGTGTAAATGGGATGAAAGAGGATATGAGTATCGTAAGTACAATGAGGTTTTAACCATTGGTAAATTGTCTTTTATACATGGTGCGTATACAGGACTTAACCACGCTAAAAAACATTTAGATGCTTATGGTACAAATATTATGTATGGGCATGTACACGATGTAGCTAGATACTCAGCTACTAGATTGTTAGATGGAAATATTAGTTCGTGGGCGATGGGTTGTTTAAAAGATATGTCAGCAGAAAACAACACATGGTTAAAAGGCAGACTACATAATTGGAATCATGCTTTTGGAATTGTAACTTTTTTTGACAATGGTAATTTTCAAGTAGAAGTAGTTGACATTGTAGAAGGCAGAGGTTCAGTATGGGGAAAAATAATTAAAGGATAAAGTATGACATATAGAGAATTAATAAATCAAGTGTTGATACGACTAAGAGAAGATACTATAACTAGCGATTGGTCTGGTGCAATAAACGATTCTACTACAGTATCAGCATATCAAAAAGTAATAGGTGCATTAATTAACGACAGTAAAAAAAGTATTGAAGGTTATCATGATTGGTTAAATCTTAGAGAAACAGTTAATGTATCTACAGTAGCAGGTACTAAAAATTATAATTTAAGTTCTGGTCAAGAAATAAAAGTTGTAGATGTTATAAACAATACAACTGGTATTCATCTTAGTCAAGTAAGTAGACAATATATTAACACTGTAAAATACCCTACAGACGATACTGGTGAGCCATTGTACTATGCTTTTAATGGTACAGATACTTCTAATAATCTGAAAATAGATTTGTCGCCTGTGCCTACATCAGTACAAACTTTATCTTTTGATATTGTTAAACCTCAAGATGATTTAACTTTAGCTGCTACAGTATTAAAAATACCAGCTAAACCAGTAATACTCGGAGCATGGGCAAGAGCCATAGCAGAACGTGGTGAAGATGGTGGAACACAATCTAGTCTTATGGCACAAGAAGCTAATGACGCAATCAAGCAAGCAATTATGTTAGATAGTGGAAACACTCAATATGAATCTGATTGGTATATAAAAGAAAATTATTCACATGGAACTGTTAATTTTAGATAATGGCTAAACAACTAGACTATTTACCTTTAGAAAATTTTGGTATTAATGGATTAAATTTACAAAGTAATCCTGCAACATTAGACCAAACATATCTTACAACTGCTGATAATGTAGTTATGAGAGAGTCTGGTAGAATATCTTTTAGAAAAGGTTTAAAACAAAAAGTAGTTCCTACTGGTACAGCTATAGGTTCTATGGTGGAGCATAATGATTCTGGTACTAATAAAATATTTGCTAGTCACGGTACTTCTATTTACACAGTGGATTTTACAACTCCTAATGCTGCCTTTCCTAGTAGTGGTGCTGATGTTAAGCATACCGTTGCTAACAGTACAGGCAATTGGCAGTTTATTAATTTTAATAAAAGATTACATTGTGTACACACAGGAGTAGTACCACAAAGATATGATGGTGCACAAAGTTCTGGCTCAAGATGGGCAGCACATGCAACAGACCCAGCGTCTATAAGTACACTATTTGACCCTAGTTGTGGGTTTGGTGGGTATGGAAAGTTGTGGGTAGGAGGAGTTACAGAAGCTCCAGATGTAGTATTTTACTCAGTTTTGCTTGATGGAGATGATTGGACTGGTACTGGTTCTGGTTTTATTGATTTAAAAACTGTATGGGGTAATGATGAAATAGTAGCATTAGCACCTTTTTATGGACAGCTAGTTATATTTGGTAAGAACAATATTGTTTTGTATGATGGCCCAGAGTCGGGTGGAACATTAGCACTTAATGAAGTTATACGAGGAGTAGGTTGTGTAGCACGAGATAGTGTACAAGCTATTGCTGATGATTTAGTTTTTTTGTCAGAAACAGGATTAAGGTCATTAGCCCGTACAACTGAAAAAGATAAATTACCTTTACAAGATTTATCTTTAGCTATTAAAGATACATTAATAAGAAACATTGCTGTTAGTACAGCAGTTAAATCAGTTTATCTAGAAAACGAAGGCATATATCTTATGACTTTTACTGATAAAAATATAACATATGTATTTGATTTTAAACATAGAACACCAGCAGGAACACCTCGAGTAACAACATGGACATTTGATAATGACCGTGAGCCTTCTGCTATGATACAATCTGTATTATATGCTGGTTTAATAGCAGGACAAAAAGATGGAGGCATAGCAGGATATGAAGGATATTTTGATACTGATTTGGCTTGGGTTAGTTCGGCTGCTAGTTATACTAATTCTCCTATTAATGCTGATGTATCTAGTATATGGATTAGAATGGGGCAAAGCGTTACCTCTGCTTTATTAAAACGAATGATATTAATTTTAGAAGGTGGCTCTGGTGCAACACTAGGTTTGCGTTGGTATAAAGATTATAGTTTAAATTCTTCATCAACAACAAATATATCTTTGCGGCCTGCAACAACTGGTACAACAGCTTTATGGGGAGCGTCTACATCTTTGTATGGTGCTTCAAAGTTTACACCTATTTATGGTTTACAAGAATATACAACACCATTGACAGGTAGTGCTAAACATTTAAAATTAAATTTATCTATTTTAAGTAATGGATATGATACTTCGATTCAAGATTTGGCAATAATTTCAAAACAAGGAAAAATAAGATGAGTAATTATACTTTAGCAGTAAATTGGTCAGGAAAAGATGCTCTCTCAGATAGTGATGCTGCGAAAGTTATATCTGGTTCTGATTTTAATACTGAATTTACAACAGTAAGAACAGCAGTTAATTCTAAAGCTGATTTAAACGGAGATTCTGGCGAAGATTTTGTTATGAATAATGGTACTGCTGCTACACAATCAGCAGGAAACAATACTACTAAAATAGCAACAACAGCTTTTGTTACAACAGCAGTAGCAGCTTTAGACGCAGCAGCTATTAATGCTATTGTTTATCCTGTAGGTTCTATATACACGACAATATCAAGCACTGCCCCTGCTACTCTTTTAGGAATGGGAACTTGGGCAGCATTTGGAGCAGGTAAAGTTCCAGTAGGTATTGACGCAAGTGATACAGACTTTGATACTGCTGAAGAAACAGGTGGTACAAAAACACATACTTTAACAACATCTGAGTTGCCTTCACACACGCATACTTTTAGTTTTACACAGTCACCAAGTACTGCTGGTGCAAATGCACAACAACAGCCTATATCAGCAGATGGTGGCAGTAACACTTCTTTCAATGTTATAGGAACTAAAACTACTGATGCTACAGGAAGTGGCTCGGCACATACAAATGTACAACCATATATCGTAGTGTATATGTGGAAACGCACAGCATAGGAGAATAGAATGGCATATATAGAAGGAACAGGAATTGGTCAAGGCAAAGGTAATTCAAATTTTATGCTTAATGGCTCATATGTAAATGCACCCACATACAATAAAGCCAAGCCAAGAACATTTAAAAAACAAAACACAAGTAGTTTTGACATACCTATTGGTGGTTTAGGTGGTAGGGGTAACAATGTTCAATATGCACAAGAGGACTATGATAGACAAATGGCTCTTATGGATAAGATTGGAGAAATGTCAGCAGGTTATTCTACTGATAATACTCTTGGTACTACTGATATAGACTACGAAAACAAGATGATAACTGAGAAGTTATCACCAGAGTTACAAGCTGAATATGATGCGTTACTTGCTCGTAGTAAATTACAAAGAGAAAGAGCAGCAGCTATGGGTGATGACCCATATGAGATGCAACAGTATCTTTACAATCAAAATCTTGCATTAAAAGTAGATGAGCAAAATGCTTTGCGTGATGATACTATGGCTGCTTTACAAGCTAAAGGAATACTAGGTTCTACTGGTGGACAAGGAATGTATGCAGGTGTTGAAGAATCTATATTAAGGTCTAACGCTATGGACTTTAATGATGCTATGGCACAATCACAAGCTATGTTTGACATGGAAAGAAAACGAGGACAAGAAGATTTAAGTACTGCGGTTGCATTAGGTACAAAACAAATACCATATATTACAGCAGGTACAAATCAAGGAAAAGCAATTGAAATTGGTAATGTTGCAGGTGTAAGTTCTGCTTCAAGAAATATTGCAAATCAACTTGCAGGTCAAGATTATAGTAAGAGAAAAGGTTTATGGGATATGCTAGGTAGTGGTGGTACTGGAGGGGGTGGTGGTGGACTCTTTGGTATGCTAGGTAGTATTTTTGGATAAGGAGTAAAAATGGCAAGTATGTTTAATAATATCTATGATGTTGAACAAGACATTAATAAAATGATGTCTGATACAGCAATAAGTTTTGGCAGATTAGATACAAATGGTTATGGGCCAATGACAGCTAGTACATTTGGTCAAGGCGAAATGTTTGGCAGGGCGTTAGGAAGCATGCTAGGTGGTAAAGACCCTCGTATAGAAGAAGCAGAGTTGCAACAAGAGTTAATGCGTAGACATCCAGACCCTAGAACAAAAGAAGATTTACTTGCTGTAGCTAAAGATGCAGGACTCATGGGTTTACCAGATGTACAAGCAGAAATACTAAAAATTGCAACACAAATGCCAGAACCTAGTCTTGCTAGTGGAGCAGATTTAAAAAGTTTGACTGGTATTTTATCATTAACACAAGGTAGTGATAAGATGGTTGTTGATTATTTAAGAAAATTAAATCCAGAATTTGATAGCCAAAAAGAAGATGCAAAAAATGCTGCAATAAGAGAAGTTCGTGCTGAATTTAATAAAATTATAGGTGGATATGAAACATTCTTAGGGTCAAAACAACTTAAAAAACAAGATATTAATAGCATGATGTTTGACAATACTGGTCGGTTAAAAAACATTAGTATGTTTAAATCATATTTAGGTGCTCTTAGTTTAGATGAAACAGCAAATCCATTTGCAAAACATTTGTTTGATGCGAATACTATTATATTAAGTCAAGGTAGTGATACAGATACAAGTAGTGATGTTGATAGTAATGATTTAAAAATAAAAAAAGTAATTAAAAAAATGCCAGATGATACAACATTTATCGAAAGTTCTTATAATGCTAGTGTTGATGAAGTAGTTGTAGGTAAAAATGATTATAATAATTTATCTAAAAATGCAAAAAAACAAGCTAATTCGAACTACAAAATGGAAATGATGAATAAATTAAATTCTGTTTATGTTGATTTAGCAAATTTTGGTGGTGGTTTTTTAGGTGAAGAAAACATGAGTGCCTCAGATTTAAAACAAGAAAACCAAAATGATGAAATACAAGACTGGATTTCTGGTGGTGTGCCTATGCTTGGTACAGTTTATAGTGAAGGCATGCAATATTTTTTAGATAAACCACCTGAAGAATTAGAAAAATTTATAAAAAATCCAGAATGGTACTATAGAACAGTAATTTTAAAACAACCATTTCGTGTAGATAAAGAACGCAATATGTCAATTGCAGAACCATTTCCTAAAGATACAAGTGGGGAAATAATTTCACTTTGGGGAATATCAAACTAATGGGTCAAAAATATGTTGATGGTATAGGTTTATATACTTATGATGATAAACTGTCTGAGGAAGAAGTACAGGCAAATATAGACTATCGCATAGCAACTACACCTAAATACGCTAAACAAACTTTTGCAACTGGATTTAATGATACACAATCTATGATATATAGATGGTGGCAAAAACTTACAGATGAAGAAAATGAGTATGGCAGATGGATGGAAGGTCAAACAAAAGAGTGGGCACAGAATGTAGGGTATTATGATTCTATTGCTTTAGAAGCATATTATGCAGAAATAGCAAATGCTAGAAATTTAAGTGGTACAGAAAAATCAGACAGAGTTACTAATCGTGAAGTTATAGCTGAATTTCAAGATGATATGCGTAATGCATATGAAAATAATAGTGGTGATGTATCAGCAGTACAACAAAAATATGGATATACGCCAGAAGATATCAGTGTTCTTGATGGTCTTATGGCTATGATGCAAAATCCAGCAGCGTCATTAGGTGCATTAACAGGTATGGCAGTTAAAGACCCAGAGTTATTATTAATTAATTTTTTAAGAATACCTAAGATTGTTGCACAAGGTACAGAAATGGCTAGAAAAACTGTTACTGCTGCAACAAGAATGCAACCACAGTATGTAAAAAAACTAGGTAAAGCCATGACAAATGCTAGAGCAGCTAACATGGTAGGTAGAGGAGCAGAAGGTGCTGTGTATGGTGGCGTGTATGAAGCACTACATGATTTAACTTTTAAAGGTAAGATAAATACAAAAAACATTAAGACTGGTGCGTCTATGGGCTTTTTATTAGGCACAGCATTTGGTGCAATTACACCTACATCCTCTAACAGTTGGTTTGTAGATAGAGTTGGGTCAAAAAACGCAGAAAAAAAATGGAATAGTACTAGACTTAACGAAAGATGGCAACAAGCACAAGAAAGAACTGACCCTAGCAGACCAAAATATGAAACTGCTAGAGTAAATCCTAATAACACACCGCTTAAACCACCTAAGAAACCACCTATTTTTAGACCAGTGCCTAAAGATGCTGAACTGCCAGATGGTTTTACACATAAGAATAGGTATGATTATTGGAAAGACCAAGCATTAAATACTTTCCCAATAAACAAAAGAATTACTGTAGAAACTCTTGATAAGAGAATAGAAAATCTCACTAAACAATTAACTAAAAAGAAAAATCCAGATGGTAGTCCATTGTTTACTGTTGAAGAGGCTGCAGGTTTAGCAGCTAGACATCAAGCAGAAATAGTATTGGGTAAGAAAAAACCAGAAGTATGGGCTGTAATTATGGACAACGCTCTTACTAATCCACAGAAAAATAGAAAGTGGGGAGAGTTTGAAGAAGGTTTACAGGGCAAAAATAACAAAAGACAACCAGACTATGAAGCACCTCCTAGAAAAGCTGAAGAGTTTGAAAACATATATGACCCAGTAGATTTAAACGCAACACAAGCTGTACCTAAAGGCAAACTTGCTAAAGCAGCAGCTATAGGTGCTGTAGCAGGAGCATTGGTTGCCGATGATGACAAAGAATTAATGG